TGTAGCATCCTCTAGAACAGGTTTAACAAAACCTAAGATTGGTTCAGTTGCAGTCGCTGTTATTAATCTACCTTGAGAATCTACTGTTGCTGATCCAATTTTTTTCTTCTTGTCACCAACTCCTATTGTTATGATTGGATTAGTATATCCTGTTCCAACATTTATAATACTCAACTTATCTACTTTAGGAATTATATCACTACATCCTGCGTACAATGCCTTCGCACCTTGTGGTATGACTAAAGTTGGAAACTTCCTATCATAGTTCAATACAAACTCATGCTTGGATTTAGTTCTTAACTGCATTCCTACCTGTAGTTGTGAATTGAATGTTGGATCTATGGTTGCTAGTAGTATATGTTCATCATCATAATCTGTGTCAACCACTTGTAAAATATCAGGAGAACCCTCTATAACTTGCTCTACATATTCACCATCATTAAGATGTTCTTGCAAACCAGCTTTATCAACTAATACACCATACTGTTCTTTCGGGCAGAACGTATCAGCAGGATCAAATCCATATCCTACGCCAGTCTTAGTAACCTCGATGGAATCAACAACACCATTTTCAACATTAACCTTAAATTCTGCACCACTACCTTCTGGTTCATTACATGTAAATTGTGCTTTGACTGATGCTTCTGCATTGACACCAGATCCTTTCTTGTTCATCATCACACCAAGTATCTGTCCTATGTCATCTATAATAGGCAATGCTTTGATAGGACTGAGTGATTGTAAATTATCCCATACCATTTCTGGGAAGCATGGTTTTCTATTTAAAATACTATTGTTACAGTTGACTGCTGAACTTGCTATATTACCCGAAGAATCATAGAAGTTGATACCCTCAAATTTTTCTAGAGGTCCTCGTGTATCAAAGTTCTTAAGTGATAGTCCAGTCGCTGCACCAGCTGCACTGTTTAAGTCTACCAACGCACCATTTGCAGTATTGAATACTTTCTTAACTCCGTTACGATCAACAGCAGGAACAAAACCTTTTATTGGATTACCTTTACCTATGATTGATATAGAATTTGGTGGTTTGACTGCATACTGTGCAATATTTTTTGCAGTTGCATCATTACCTTTTGCCTTTGCACCAACACCAGTGTCAAATACAGATGCACCAATAGCACATGATAGTTCGCCATCACAAAATAGATCTATAAAGTCACCGACCTTGTTAAGTAAGTTTTGTATCTTATCCTTTGCACCCTTGATAGCACCTGTAACACCTTTTAATACTCCTAGTGCACTTGTGATGTTGTCCATCAATTTCTTCATAATCTCACCAAGGAAATTCTGAACTAAACATAATGCAGTGTCTAATACCTTCTCTACTAGGTCACTCAACATACCCTTGATAAAATCACCAAGTTCACCTATTGCTTGCTTAAACAAACATGATACTAAATCACCAACATCTTTGAGTTGTTTTCTGACTGCAGTATCTAACGCAGGATCAGGAATACTAAGGTTAGCAAGTCCATCCTGTACAAGTTTATTGGTCTCTTCCATGACCACGCCCTTGATGTTAGCAGTCAGTCCTGTAAGTTTCTTTTGTATGCGTTGTGACATGATATTGATTTCATACTCCATGTCAACAACTTTACCAGTCTGTTTGTCAATAAATTCATCTATATCATTTTTCTCTACGCCACGAGCAAACTTCATGAACTCTGCCATAGGACCTTCAAGTTTTGTAGCAGTCTCTGATCCACATTTACCATTACCAACTTGAACTGTAACCTTTTGCTTCTCTGTTGCTACTGCTTGTTTCTCAGTCTCTTCCTTTGCAGGTCCTCTTTCGTTCTTTGTGTCAGTTGTTCCTTCTTCTTTTTTATGTCCCTCATTCGTTTCTGCTTTCTTATCGTGACCAGTATCAGCATCTACTTCAACAGTATTCGCAGTGTTTCCTGATGAACTACCTTGTTCACCATGATCTCTCTTCTTGAAGAATGGACTATTTAATTGTGCAAATCCAAACTCCTCTCCACCTTTCTGACTGTATGCACTTATTGGGTTTTCATCAGCGATAGAACCCATGACTATAGGGATCTGTGCAGATGCACCATCCATGAAAAATCCTACAACCCAACTGTTGAGTTGCAACTGTTGTATAGATCCAATACCAGATCTCATTCCATAGATAGCGGGCATCAATACCTGTGCCCATGGTAGATCAACTGTAGGTAACTCTTTTCTATTTGGATTGTGATAACCTATAATTCTAACCTTTACTTTATTAGTCCAGTCGTAGTCAGAATAATCATAATCACCTTCACCATCATTTAGTTCAGTGTTCCAATATCTTCCACCATCATTCTCTACTTGTCCAACCCACCAGTTGAACCCATCCTTTCCTATAAAATTAGCAAACCCTTCATTCATCATGATTCTGCACCATCCGAGTCTGTATATAATGTAAGTCTAGTAGACATCTTATCTTCACTAGTCTTAAATGTCCTCTCCACTTTTCCAATCACATACTTACCAGAGTTTGTAAAATCTTGTTTTCTATCACTACTACCTTTGTAAATGTCCAATTGAACTACCTCACCTATTTCTAATTGATAATCAGATACCAATTCTACTGTGACTTTTTTATTGTAAAATAATTTTTCCCTTAAACTGGATTGTGAAAGTTGTTTTGTGAATCCCTGTGTATATTCTCCCTCAGTAAACAATGCAGAGTCCGATATCTTTGTCATAATTCTAGTGTATGTCCCTGTATTATCAAATCCTTTGTAGAACTCTGGTGTCTTACGAGAATTCATCACGTTAACATCCTTGTAATATTTATTGATGCTAAATGGATGCTGTTCATACTTCATATTAGCAAGATCAAGTGTCATAACATTACTTGAATAAGATCCATAGTTCAAACCTTTAAACAAATCTACAGATGATTCTATTGTGACCTTATCAACTGCAGTGATACCCTTATCCTCTTCATCCTCTAACTCAGACTTCTCATGACCAACAACCATACGTGTGACAGGAACTTGTTTACTAAAATAATCATATGATAAAAAATTATATCCAGCTCTAGTCTCAAAGAATGCATATCCTGCTGTTGCTGCTCTACCACTACCCTTTGCAGCTGGTATTGCTCTTCCTGCTAACCATCTAATTGCAGTAAATGGATTCCAATATGGGGATACAAAAGAAAATGTATTGATTGTTGGTTCAAAGTTTGCGATCCTATCATCTGTGACGCCAAGTAAGTCTCCCAATAGTTCTTTCCTAACAATCTCATCTATAGTTTTACCACCACCTTTTCCAAATCTACGTGATATTTTATTAGCAGCGTTATTTAAAAAGTCAACCTTACACAACATCAGTACAGCAGATGATTTACCACCAATATTTTTTCTGTCCTGTATGTCATATATTACAAAGTTTCCACCTATCTGTGTTCTGTCCTCGCTATCTCCTATCTGTATGAATACATTCTCCATACCCGTCAATTGCGATATAAGACCCGTCTCACTATCAGTAATTTGAACCTCCATGAGCATGGTTGCAGATTGTATATCTTCAGTATATCTAACAAACAGCACCTGATTAACTCCAATTGGAGGAAACTGTGCAATCTGGAATTCTATTAATTGAAAATTTGACTTGACGTTTACTGACATTAGAATTGCGAAGTTACATTGTATGCATTAATAAAGGGAGACTCTTCAATGTTGGGTTGAGCAAGTTCTCCACCCTCTTGACTTCCAGTGTATCCACCACCACCTGAGAGTCCTGCCATTGCAGCATCACCAGTTCCTGCTGCACCTTCTGCTAGTTTTTCTACCTTGGCATTTTTTGCATCTCTAGATTCTTTTACAGTTTTCTCTGTTAATTCTGTCAAACTTTGTTGTGGTTCATCAGGAGGATTGAATATATTTTTAACACCTTGAAGTGCTTTCATACCAAGTTTTACACCCATACCCATAGGTGTTGCTGCTAGTGCTTTTCCTGCTGCACCCTTTACTTTTTCATTAATAGCAGCTGCTTTGCCCTTTAAACTTTTTAAACCTTTGAATGCTTTAGCACCCGCATTAAATGCCATACCCATAGGTGTCATACCAAATAATTTTTTAGCAAGACCTTTACGTTTCTTAATCGGTTGCATTGCTCTAGTGCCTTTGCCACCATCACCCATACCTATACCATCAGCAGTTCCTGTGTATGGTGCTCTTTTTCCTGTGCTAGGATCACCCATTTGTGCGGGCATCAATTGTTGTTGAGGTGCTGAACCAGGCAATTCTGGAGTAGCACCAGATCCACCAGTCTCACCTTCAGTTTTCTCACCACCACCAAAGGCATTCATTGCCTTACCTATCAGTGCCTGTAACAATGTAGGAGATTTACCTTCTTCTTTTTCATCATTATCCTCTTCATCGTTAGCAACTTCTGTACTAGCAGCACCTAACTTAAATGCGTTGGCGATCTTAGTTATGTTTCTGTTAAGAATCTTAGATGCTTCTTTACTTGGTGCAGGGATTTTCTCTAACAAGTCAATCAATGCAACAGCAGCAGATTTAGCGGGCAATGCCATTGCGTCACTAAATGCTTTCTTCATCTTAGGATCTATTTTGAAATCCTTTTCTAATGCCTTATCTACATTCTTTTTCTTATCATCACCATCCATACCACCTTTCGCTAGACTGGTAACTTTCTTGGATTTCTTGACTGGTAATAAACCTCCTGTAATAGGACTTCTATAGGTTTGGTTCCTTGCATCTATATCTGCTTGAACCTGTGCAAGTGTTTGTAATTTCTTTGGTCTACCTCTTCTCTTCTTAGTGATAGCTGTTGATTTTACTGGATTTGGAACAAGGTCTTGCTTTGGTGCTGCTTTTGCTTTTACTATAGGTTCTGATCCTAGACTCGTAGCTTTTACATCAACAGTTTGCTCAGATGCAGGAACACCCATCGCACTACGAATCGCATTAGGATTGCTAATAAAATTACCAATCCCCTTTCCTATATTCTTCATAGACTTAGCAGCTTTCTTCATGATGCGTATGCTAGTTGTGCGTTACCTTTGCCATGTGGGTCAATAACATTTGTCTCATTCCTACCCCATTGATTCTTTCTTCTATTTTTTTGATACGTAGGTATAGGTATGTAGACAACCTTTTGCTGTCCTGGCGTTGGAATAACACCACTGGTTCCTCCACCCTCTCTATCACCAATCTGTAAAGGAAATTTCTCTAGTGATAATTTATCTGCCTCTTCTGGAGAATATCCTTGTTCTATCAAGTCATTAAACTCCTCAAAACGTTTTGAAGATTGGACTACTGACGCACTAGGAGCTTTGCCTGATCCTGATGAAGCTACTTTTGTTTGTTCGGGAGGGATGTCAGGTAACCATTTGTTCTTACCTTTTCTTAACCACTTGTCATTATCTTCTCCGTTTATAAAGTCAAAGTGGACTGGATCCTCTTCACCTTGCCACTCGAAACCATACTTCTTACCATTCTTTCTCATCCATTCGCTTGCCTTACTATTAAATTGTATATCAACTGCCCAACCTTGACCATGTGGAGAGTTGCCAGGTGCTGCAGGATTTATAGCATTTGGATCTCCTGCCTGTGCTGCACTGACTAATGCTGCTTGTTGTTCTGGACTTCTATATGAAGATGTCACACTATTTGGTAAATTGATACCATCTTTTGCTGCAGCATTAACTGCCCTCTTCCATGCTTTCTTGGTAGGGGGATTTAAAACAATAGGTTTACCAAGACTGTCTATATCAGGGTTTGGTGTTGCCAACCCTGATGCTTGCTCTTCTGCTTTCTTTTGATCGGGTAGTAGACCCATATCTTTAGCAGCAAGTGTAGCATCAAGTCCTATGGATACAGCAGTTCCAACGCCAGGTATTGTACCTGCAATACCAGATGCTGCTTCTAACATTGCACCTTTAAAATCACCTTTCATCAGTCGTTGTCCTGCAAACAACAGTCCTGCACCTAATCCGACAAATGGTATCTTCTTAAGTAATCCTTTTCCTAGTGCCTTAGTGCCGACCTTTGCTATTGCTTTTGCTCCTACCTTAGCACCAATTTTCTTTACACCCTTCTTTAGTAATGACTTTCCTGCTTTAGTAACACCTTTGACTAATCCTTTTCCCTGCTTGGCAACTTTACTAAGACCCTTTCCTGCCTTCTTACCAACTGCACTTAACTTCTTAAATGCCTTTCCTACTTTTCCTTTCCCTTTTGATAGGAATTTTTTTGCTTTCTTAAATGGTTTACTCTTACGAAACTTCCTAAATCTTTTTCTTAACTTCTTAAAGTTAGGAAGTCTAAAACCTCCTCCACCACTGTCAGAGGTAGAGTCTTTCTTTTTTTCCTCTGGTGCCATGACACCACCTGTAGCAGCACCACCGCCAACACCACCCCACCACTGTAGTTCTTGCTTTAGTCCTATTTTAAATGCGGGTTTGACTGTTTTTGATATACCAAATACAGATTTTAATTTATTTGCTTCTGCTAAGACACTACCTTTTGCGGGTGATGCGGGTA